AGTGCGGGCTTTTCGTAATCCCACCGCCGCCATAGACGGTATCGGTACCGCTGACAGTCAGACAAGATCGCGCCGCTACCATCGTTGAAATGGATCATGCTTCTTTCCTGAATGGGGTGAAGTGGCGGCCTTCCTTGACGCACTGGCGAATGTTCGATCTTTGCGTGCCGCCCACCAGGTGATAGGGGTTCACGCAAATCGGGTTGTTGCACATGTGCTTTGCGACCGATTTGGCGGTGAGACGCCGGTTCTTGAATTCCATCAGCGACACGCGGTGGGCGAGGGCGTTACGTACCTTCCCCTTGCGCGGACCGCTTTTCCAGCGCAGCGAGATCACCGGGTAGCCCGACGAGTTGCGCTTGCCCATCCACAGCCAGCAGGGCGTGTCCTCGTAGAACGAGTCCACAGCCATCACGCTGTTGGCGACGATGCGGTGGCAGAGATCTGGATACTTGAATGGCATGGCTGTGCTCGGTGAAAGGCCAGTTGCCGGGATTCCCGTGTCTTGAAGTCGCCGACGTCCCACGGTTTGTGCATGCACCAGGTGTGTTTCACCAGCGAGGGCACCAAGGTGTTAGCAATCCCGGCCGAAGTTCCGCGCGGCCAATCGCAGATGGAAGACGGACGTCCCCTCTTTTTGGGGTGGGCAGTGGGACTCGAACCCACGACCTGGGACGTACCAAGGCGCGCACCATATGCGCCAGGATTCCCCGCTCTACCGACTGAGCTACACCCACCCCAAAAAGGCCCGGCGCCGCAGCGCCGAGCAAACGGGGTTGTTCAGGCGAAGTCTTCGGCCTCCTCGACGCCGTTGCCGAGGTCTTCGAACTCGCTGCCGTCGCTGCGGCTGGCGCCGCCGAAGCTGTCACCGTCGCGCACGAACTGCACGCCGATCAGGCCGCTGCGGATGCCGGTGTTCTGGCCGTCCTGCGCGTAGATGTCCACGCTGGCATTGACGTAGCAGCCGGCGTACGGCTTGCCGCTGCCCTCGGACAGCGGGGTCTTGTTGGTGTCGATCACCAGCACCGGGCCGTCGGCGTCCTTGCGGTGGCTGGCCAGGTACATCATTCCCGGGAAGCCGTCGTAGTCGGCCTTGGTGTTGCCGTCCATGTAGGCGCACTTGTTGCTGTTGCCGCGCACGCCGGCCAGTACCGATGCGGCTTTCTTGCCGAACTTGTCGGCAGCCACCTTCTGAATGGCCGCCTCGATCAGCTTGTCGTTGTCGCTGCCCGGCACGATGAGGAACGTGGCGCTGCGGCGGAACGGGCCGGCGCCCTGGTACTGCTTCGGGGTCCACAGCGACTCGATGAAGGCGAGGCGGACGTCTTTGATGAAGACTTTCATTGCTGTTGCTCCTGATGGAAATATTCGGGGTACTGCGTTTTCACGCGCTTGATCGCGGCATCGATCGCCACCTGTCGTGCGAACGAATCCTTGGGATGCGACTTCGCAGCCGCCGCGAGCGCTGCGCTGGCCTCCGCTGGCAGGGTCGTCAGTGCGATGACCTTGCGCGGCTCTGCGACGGCTGATTTCACGGTTTCTCCTTGAGGCCCGCACCGAGACCCACGCCCAGCACTGCAGGCACGGTCACCAGCGCGAGGATGGCGAGGGGCATCCAGCCCGGCTTGCCGTCGGCGTTGGCAACCGCCATGGCGAGCGCGAACCAGAAGCCGCTGTTCACGGCGATGAGCGCCGCGTAGACGATGGCTTTCACGCCAGATCCTCCTCGGCCTGCGCGGCCGTCTCGTCGGTAAAGTCGTCCTCGGGCGGCGTGATCACGAGCGCGGGGCGCGGGTCGCTGGCCGGGGCCACCGACTTGCCGCCCTCGGCCTGGCCGATCAGGGGCTGCAACTTCGCCCACTGGCGCGGGCCCAGCGTGCCTGCCTTGAGCAGTTTCTCGGCGGCGGGCGGCGTGATCAGCCTGAAGCTGTACATCTCGTCCACCTTGAGGCGCATGGACTTGAGCGCGGTTTCGGCTTCGCCTTCGCTCGTCCAGGCGCGGGCGCCCTTGCGGCCCTGCACCAGCTTGTAGCCGGGCACTTCCCGGCCGGCCAGCAGCTCGACCTCGGTTGCGCCGCGCACGGCCTTGCACCACGATTCGATGAAGTCGACAGCGGCCATGGCCTTGCCCAGCGCCTCGCCCGTCTTCGGTGTTAGCGCCTTGAGCATCATGGTTTTCTGCTCGTCGGACTGGGTGAACGCTTCCAGGTTTTCGAAGTCGTTGCCGACCTCGTCCTGCACGCGCTGGGTGGCGGCCGGGCAGGTGGCCTTGGCTTTGCAGAACTTGCACTGCTTGTCGCCGGCCACCAGGTCGCTGCGCACGAGCGGCGTGTCGCTGCCCACGTAGGCGTACGCGCGTTCGGCGGCCGTACGCAGTTCGGCGCCTGCATCGAGCAGATCTGTCACCGAGCAGTCCCACTCGTCGACGCTGTTCAGGCGCGGCTGGTGAATAGTCATGCGCACGCGCTGGAAGTCGGCCACCAGTTCGAGCTCGCGCAGCGCGCCAAGCGCGTAGAGCGCCATCTGCTTGTTCGGCTTGCGCAGGCTGTTGGGATCGGCCGGGTCCACCGCATAGCTGGCGTAGACCTGCACCCCGCGGCCGAACTTTGCGTCGATGATGTGCAGCTCGTCCGGCCGGATCACGACCGCGTCCGAGGTGCCGAAGCATTCGGGCACGACGTGGCTGATGTCGAAGCGCTGTTCGACCAGCAGCTCAGCGCCCTCGGAGACCTGGCGGACGTAGTCCACATACTGCTGGACCGCGTCCACCATCTCGCGATCGCACTCGACCGTGCGGCAGTCACCAACGTCGATGCGGCGGCCGAGGTAGGCCACGGCGTCGGTCTTCTCTGTCAGGCACATCGCGGACACGGCATGAGCCGCCGTACCCCAGTCGCTGTGCTCGTTGCTGTTGTCGGGCTCGTCGGCCTCGAGGACCACCGAGCCGGGGCAGACCGACCAGCGGTCCGCGCCGGACGGCGAGAGGAGGGCGTGGGCGGCTTCGGTCACGGCTGCACCTCAACAAACTTGCCAGCGTCATCGAGCTGGTATTTCGTTTCTGCCTTGATCCCGTCCTCGCCCACGTAACCGACGCGGGTGCGATATCGGTCTGCCTTGGTGTCCCACTGCTGAATGCGCAGTTCTCCGCCTTCGCCAGCGGTGGCCGTGCCGCCTTCGCCAGCGGTGGCCGTGCCGCGATAGCCAGCGGTGGCCGTGCCGTAATTGCCAGCGGTGGCCGTGCCGTAATTGCCAGCGGTGGCCGTGCCGTAATTGCCAGCGGTGGCCGTGCCGTAATTGCCAGCGGTGGCCGTGCCGCCTTCGCCAGCGGTGGCCGTGCCGCCTTCGCCAGCGGTGGCCGTGCCGTAATTGCCAGCGGTGGCCGTGCCGAGCGCCCCGACAAGGGTGCTTTGCTTGTCGCCGACAAGACGCACCAGGCCGATCACGTCCACGGACGCGGCGCGCGGCTCGTTTGCGACGATGTAGTCAGCGGCTTCCGACTTGGTGCCGACGAACCGCACGACCGCCCTGGGGAATTTGCACTTGCCGCCCAGCATGATGATGTCGGCGCTGCGCACCTCCAGCACCAGCCATTTGGCTTCCGCCTGCTGCCAGTAGCTGACGCAGCTGTGGTCCCCCTGGCCGTACAGCCAGCCATGCAGGCCCGCACCGCATTCGCTGTTTGCCTCCCAGTCGGGAGCCGATACGGTCTCGCCGACGCCAGGCCACTTAAAGCCGCCACGGCTGGTCATGTCGGGTGCACAGACGCGCAGCACCAGCGACGTTTCGTTGTGGGTGCTCATTTAACGAGCCTCCTTAACGCCCGAGAATGCGTCGATCGCCGCCAGCGCATCGTTGGCGTCGCTCAGCATGATCTGGTCGAGTATGCGATCGCGCTCGGCGTGGACGCCTTCCACGATCTTGCGGTGTGCCGTCTCCCACGTGGTGATCGCCTTCTTGACGCCGGCAACAGCCTTGTCGTGCGTGGGGTATTCGTACGCATCTGTGAGATCGGTGTAGCTGTTCAGCGCCGCCTGCGGGCGCAGCTTGGCTTTGCCGGAGCGGATCAGATCGCACCGTTCCGCGAAGGACAGCGTCCGCAACGTAGGCTTCACACCGATGTGCTGCGCCGCTGCGGCGATGCGCTTCTCGGCCGCCTGGTTCAGACGCATGCAGGCATGCGCGAGCTGTGCTTTTGTGAGTCGCATTTAACGAGCCTCCTTGTTGGCCCAGCCCTTCTTCATGTTGCGGTACATGCCGCGCACGGTCTTCGGGTCGTTGACCAGGCTGGTAACGGTGATGGTCTGGATGCGCGGCGTGCCGTTCGGATTGGTGCCGGCCTTCACCTGCTTAGTGAAGGGCTGGCCGGCCACGAGGCCCCGCGCAGGGGCGCCGCCCATCAGGCGGCGGGCATGCTGGCGCATGCGCTTGACGAGTTTCGCGTTCATGCCAGCGCTTCCTCGGGCTTCACCTTGCCGTCGATGACCGCGTTGACGAACTCGAGGAACGCGGGCCACTGGTCTTCGTTCAGCTCGGTGGCCTTGGCCACACCGAAGCGCGACAGGGTGGCGATGGTGGCGTCGCGGCCCTTGTCCTTGGACAGCAGCAGCACGCGCGGTTTGATGTCCTTCTCATAGTCCAGCGCAGGCGCGGGCTGCGTTTCGTCGGAAGATTTCCCGGCTGTCGACGCAGACGCTTGCGACGACTTCTCGGTCGAAGCCGTGCCGGCATCGTTTCCCGCTTGCTCCTGGGCGCGCGCCTGCACCTCGGTGGCGTTGGTGTTGCTGGTCTTCGAGGTGGCGGCCGCCTTGTCGATCGCGGCCTGGGTGGTGGCTGCTGCGGCATCGGCCTTGCCGGTGGCGAGCATCTGGGCGATGGCCAGGGCTTCGCTCAGGCTGGTGGCCATCGATTGGAACGTGGCTTCGCTGCCGTCCGCGAACACGCGGCGGACGTGGACCGACACTTCTTTGACGTTGGGTGCTGCGGGCATATCGTTCTCCTGTTGCTAAATGGTTGCTGTCACTGCGTTAGCAATTTAGCAACCGACTTTAGCGGGTGTCAAGGAGAAATTTCAGCTTTTGCTAATGTTCAGACGTAAAAAAGCCGCCCACATGGGGCGGCTCGGGTGCTGCGAGGGCGCGGACGCGCCTGGCGGCTTACTTCAGAAGGGTCACGACCTTGCGCATGAGAGCGCGGTCAAGGGTGCCGCGATGCTGAACGATCTCAAGCGCGATATCCAGCAAAATTGCGAATTTTGCAGGGGATGCCACTATTTGCTGTTCTTCGAGGATCGCGCCAACTGCGTGAACCACCTGGCTCATCATGCTGCTGGTGCCGGTATCCGCCGCTTGTTTGGCGTTGCTGTTGGCCGGGTCCAGTTCCCCGAATACCGGGGCGCCCGCATGTTCCTTGTCCATCCAGCCACGCTCCAGCTTTAGCGTGTCTTCTATCGAGCGTGCACGGTCTTCCTTGATCGGCCGGTGGCCGCTTGCTAACTGCGAGAGGTAGCTCGCGCTCTTCAGTCCGAGGAGCGTGGCCACCCGCGTCGGGCCGCCGTACATCGTCGTAATGCGCTTCAGGTTCCGTCTACGCAGGTCCTGGAGGGCCGCGCTTGCGTCAGGTAGTGAAGTCATCGTGTCCGCGCTGTCGTAGTTTTGATCAGGGCGAACGGTATCAAAAGCTAACAATTAAAGCAACAGCTAAAATCAATTCTACCACGCCATTTTGCCATATGCTAAAGTCCACGTTAGCAAATAACGGAAGGAGGTTAGCAAATGGACGCGTCAACAAACGAAAGCACTGCATTGAGTGCTGTATTCGACATTCGCAGGGCGAATTTGCGGCTGCTGGCCGATAGTTGCGGCGGTCCGTCGCTGCTGGCTGCTAAGTTGCAGCTGGCGCACCCGTCCTATCTCTCGCAGCTGATCGGCCCGAATCCCCAGCGCAACGTTAGCGAGCGCACCGCGCGCACGTACGAGGAAAAGCTGGGGCTTTCCGCCGGCTGGCTCGACGTGGTTCGGGGATAGGCCATGCCTTACTACAACGGCAAGAACCCCGAGGCGGACTTGGCGCGCGCCGATGTAAACGGGGACGGTCCTGCGCTGGATGACATTTGCCGGCGTATCGGCTATGGCCGCGCGCAGCAGATCATCCAATATCTGTGGGCGATTGAACTGCGCCGCCGCGACGTTTCGATGAGCGGGGCTCTCCTTGCTGACTGGCCGGCCGGTGCACTGTGCCCGCAAAGGGATCTTCAAGATGCGCTTGCGATGGTCAAAGGCGACCGCGATCGACTCTCGCTCGAGCTGGAACATCTCAAGGCTGAACTGGCCGAACTCGAGGCACGGTTCGCGCGCATCAATACTCCCGAGATCGGTGACTTCTTGGCCGCGGTGCGCAACGAGATGCTGCACCAGCGCGACCGATGGGGCGCCGACGGTGATGCCGGCAAGACCGACGCGGACTGGTTCTGGCTGCTGGGCTTCCTTGCCCAAAAGGCCATGACACCCGGCACCTCGAAAGAAAAGGTTCTCCACCACATCATCACGACAGCTGCAGCCTGCGGTAACTGGCATGGCGCACGCACCGGTCACTACGTCGACATGCGCCCCGGTACCGTCCAGCAGGGGTCCAGCCATGACTGAATCCCAGGCACTCGAGATGCTGCGCCCGGTGCGCCTGTACCACTGGCGCGCCGTGGTCCGCGCCAGGACTCACGCGAACGCCTGCCACCGCGAGGGCAAGCACGGCGCGGCCAAACGATACGAGGACCGGCTCGCGCTACACATGAAGCATGTGCAGGCCCTCAATTCGTTCTTCCCGATTGGCGACACGGCAGACAACGACCTGCAGCGCGCTCGCGAAGTGGAGGGCGAGTGATGTGCGTCGTGCCTGACCTCGAGCCTCATTGCGGCAGCTGGATTATCTCGGAACGGGGCACCGGGGGCGCTGTCCTCGAGCTATTCGAGCGCGCGACGGTGGAGCGTATTAATCAAGACAAATATCGCGTGGAGACAGCGGCGCAGTATCTGGGTCGCGTTAATGCTGCCATCCGCGCGGGGGCTGGCCAATGACCATTCAAATCACGCGCCTGACCAACGACAGCGCGCAGCTCACGAAAGTATTCTCGCTCGGCGCCGATGGTCAGGTGGTCAAGCACACCAAGGCGTTCCTCAGCCGCGGCGAGGCCGAGCGGGTCGAGGTCGAGGACCTGGCCGGGTTCTCGCGGCTGCTGCACTCGCTCAAGCACAACCAGGCACTGGCCTATGGGCTCGCCACCAAGCCGCGCGCCACGATCGTCACCAAAGACGTCATGCACGAGCACCCGGGCGCCGTCGCGCGCAGCCGGGACTATTTCTCGTTCAGCGCGGGCGCCGCCATGTTCATGCTGGACCACGACGCCGAGCATGCGTCCGACCCGCTGAACACGGCCGACGCCCTGCGCGACGCACTCATCAAGGCGTGCCCCGCGCTGCGCGACGCGCCGATGCTGTGGTGCGCCAGCAGTTCGTCATTCATCGAGCGCGATGACGGCGGCGCCCCTATCACGGGTATGCGCGGCCAGCGTCTGTATATCCCGTTCAAGCAGGGCACCGACGTCGAGCGCGCCGGCCTCGCGCTGTACGCGCACACGTGGCTGGCCGGCTACGGCCACTATGTGGTTGCCAAGAACGGCCGCCTGCTCGACCGCTCCATCATCGACGCGTCGGTCTACCAGCCCGAGCGCATCGACTTCGCCGCCGGCGCCCAGTGCCACGCGCCGCTGGTGCAGCGCCGGCCTGACCACAAGATCTGGAACGGTGGCGCCGAGCTGTTCGACTCCCGCCTCATCCCCGACCTGGACGCCGCGCAGCGCGCGCAGCTGCTCGAGGCACAGGCCGCGGCGCGCGCCAAGGTCAAGCCCGAGGCTGACCGCATCCGCGCCCAGTACATCGAGGACGAGGCCCAGGGCCTGGCTGCCACGCAGGACATGGACATCGAGCGCGCGCGGCTGGTGGTGCGCGCCGCCGTCGAGGACGGCACGCTGTACGCCGACTACGTGCTGATGCCCGAAGAAGGCAAGCCGGTGACCGTGGGTGAGGTGCTGGACAACCCGAACCGCTGGCATAACAAGCGGTTCGCGGATCCCTGCGAGCCCGGGTACCGCAACGACCGGCGCATCGCGTGGCTGAACCTGCGCAGCGGCGGCCGGCCCTACCTGTGGAGCTGGGCCCATGGCGGCATCCGCTACGACCTGGTGCGCCAGCCCAAGCTGCTCAAGCTGCAGGCGGGTGAGCTCTCGCGGATCGCTGACGACTCCCTTGCCATCATCCGCGATGCGGGCGACGTGTACGACTTCGGCGACGGCGCTATCGCGCGCGTGGCCGAGGGCCGCGTACACCAGGTCACGGCCACCTGGATGCTCGACTATCTGGGCCGCGTGATCCGCTTCGAGCGCTTCGACGGGCGTGCCAAGGACTGGGTGCCGGCTGACGCCCCTGAGAAACTGGCCAAGTTCATCTGTGATCGCACCGGCGAGCGCGACCTGCCCAAGCTGACCGCCGTCATCACGGCGCCGACGCTGCGCCCGGACGGCACGGCGCTCGACACGCCGGGCTTTGACACAGCCACCGGGTTGCTGTTCCTGTCCGATGACCGCGATCCGCTGCGCGTGCCGGTGTCCCCGACATTCGAGCAGGTGCAGGAAGCGTTTGCCGAATTGTGGGCGCCGTTCGCCATGTTCCCATTCGCGGACGACGAGGCGCGCGGCGTCATGCTGGCGGCGCTGCTGACCGCGGTGCTGCGCCGCGCGATCCCTACGGCGCCGGGCTTTGCCTTCGACGCGCCGGCGGCGGGCACCGGCAAGACCAAGCTCGCGCAGTGCGTGGCCGTGCTGGGCGGCAACAGCCCTGCGGTGTACGCGCCGCCGCGCGACGAGCCTGAGGCGTCCAAGGCGCTGTTCTCGCTGCTGCTGGGCGGCTCGGGCTGCGTGATCTGGGACAACATGGTGCGGCCTCTCGAGGGTGCCGTGCTAAATGCGTTCCTGACCGCTGCCGAGTTCAGCGATCGCGTGCTGGGCGCCTCGAGTAATAAGACGGTACCCAACCGCGCCATGTTCATCGCCAGCGGCAACAACCTGGCCGTGCGAGGCGACGCGTGCCGCCGCATCCTGCGCTGCCGCATCGACGCGGCCACCGAGACACCGTTCCTGCGCTCGTTCCCGTTCGACCCGCTGGTTAAGGTGCGCGACAGCCGCCAGGTGCTGGTGCGGGCGGCGCTGACGGTCCTGCGGGGCTACCAGACGCTGGGTGTGCCCATGGGCGAGGGGGAGCTGGCGTCGTTCGAAGCATGGGACCAGCTGGTGCGCCAGTGCGTCGTGTGGTGCGCCGACATGGGCGTCGGTGGTGATGTGGGGCTCATGGACCCCGCCGCTTCGGCACTCAGGGCGGCCGACGAGAACCCCGAGAAGGTGCTGCTTGGCCGCGTCATGGATGCCTGGGTGGGCATCTACGGGCACGAGCCGGTGTCCGCCGCAGCCGTGCTACGGGGGGACACAGACAGCATGGAGGACTCGCCGGCCCGCGAATTGATGCAGGAAGTCATCGAAGAACTGTCCGATGGCGATCGCGCATTCAGTGCCAAGCGATTTTCCGCATGGTTGAACAAGCATCGTGACGAAGTGGTCAACGGGCAGTTTTTTGCGAATTCGCAAGATTTGCACGAAAAGACCCTCAAATGGAAGGTGAAACGGGTCAAGGGGTAGTTCGTTTTGCGGGTATCGCGGGTATTGCGGGTATTGTTTTAGCTGATGTACGAGAAGTGTCAGTAGTGTATATACGTGACACTTTATATAAATGGGCTGAAAAGATACCCGCAATACCCGCAATACCCGCAAACACTGAATCTGCAGTTTTTTGCGGGAAAGGAGTTGCGATCATGGGTAAGCGGACCGTGGCCGTGAATGACCTGGGGTTGCGTATCGGCGAGGATCACCCGATGGCGAAACTCACGAACGCCGACATTGAGCGCTTGCTGCAGCTCAGGGCGGACACAGGGTGGGGGTACAAGCGCTTGGGGCGTGTGTTCGAGATCTCGCCGAGCCAGGTCAGGCGAATCGTTCAAGGCCAGCACCGTGGGCAGGCCGCAATGGGGTATCGGACGATCGAGCAGGAGTAGGGTGCCTTTACATCGCCGAATCGCGCAGATACTGCGCACGTACCCCAGATCGGCGAACCCTCATGTCCTCGGTTGTGACACCTGAAAAAATGTCGGCATTCCTGCACGTACTAAGCGAGACCTGCAACGTGGGGAAGGCCGCTGCCGCGATCGGCGTATCGCGGATGACGGTCTACCGGCTGCGCGAGGACGATCCGAAATTCGCAGCCGCGTGGGACCACGCAAAGTCGGTTGGCGTTGTCGCTCTCGAGGATGAAGCGCATCGCCGAGCGTTTGAGGGCGTGGACAGACCCGTGTTCTACCAGGGCGGGGAATGCGGCACCGTGCGCGAGTACAGCGACACGCTGGCCATCTTCCTGCTCAAGGCCCACGACCCGGACAAGTACCGCGAAAACTCGAAGGTCGAACTGTCCGGCCACCTGGCCACCACGGACATGAGCGATGACGAGATCCGCGCGGAGATCGCCGCGCTGGCCGCCACCGGTGCGCTGCCTGTGACTCCGCAAGGCCCAGACGATGGGAGCGACCTCGTCTAAGGAGCGCGCAGCCCTCGAGCGCCAACTGCTCTTGCTGCGCGAGCTCAAGCGACGCCACCCGTGGTCCCCGCTGCCTGGACCGCAAACCATGGCCTTCGCTTCGACGGCCAAGATCATCGGCTACGGCGGGGCGGCGGGCGGCGGCAAGACTGACCTGGCGTGCGGCAAGGCGCTGACCAAGCACCGCAAGGGGATGATGCTGCGCCGCGTGGGCACGGAGCTCACGGGCATAGAGGATCGGCTCGAGGAGCTGATCGGCAACAAGCTCGGCTACAACGGCCAGAAAAAGATCTGGCGCACCCAGCGTCCCGACGGCAAGCCCCTGCAGATCGAGTTCGCCAGCCTGCCCAACCCGGGCGACGAGCGCGGCTATCAGGGCCGTCCGCACGACCTGCTGGTTTTCGACGAGGCGGCCAACTTTCTCGAGGCGCAGGTGCGCTTTCTGCTGGGCTGGCTGCGATCCGTAGACCCCACGCAGCAGTGCCAGGCCCTGCTCACGTTCAACCCGCCGACCAGTGCCGAAGGCCGCTGGATCATCGATTTCTTCGCCCCTTGGCTTGACCCCAAGCACCCATGCCCGGCCCAGCCAGGCGAGTTGCGCTGGTTCGCCATGGTGGACGGCAAGGAGATCGAGGTCGTGGACGGCACGCCGTTCCAGCACGACGGCGAGACGATCACGCCCGAGTCGCGCACGTTCATCCCGTCGCGGATCGCGGACAACCCTTACCTGATGGGGACCGGCTACATGGCAACCCTGCAAGCACTCCCTGAGCCGTTGCGCTCCCAGATGCTGTACGGCGACTTCCAGGCGGGTATCGAGGACGATGCCATGCAGGTCATCCCCACCGCGTGGGTGGAAGCGGCCATGGCCCGCTGGAAGCGACGCGAGGTCAAGTCGCGCATGGACTCGGTGGGCGTGGACGTCGCACGCGGCGGCAAGGACAACACCATCATCTCGCGGCGCCACGGCTGGTGGTTCGACGAACTGCTGGCCTACCCGGGCACGCAGACCCCGGACGGCCCCACCGTGGCCGGCCTGGTGATCGCTGCACGCCGGGACAATGCCCCGATTCACATCGACGTGATCGGCGTGGGGGCGAGCCCGTACGACTTCCTGCAGCAGGCTGGCCAGACCACGGTGGGCGTGAACGTGGCTGAGGCATCGGACGCCACCGACAAGTCCGGCCGGCTCACGTTCCCCAACCTGCGATCCCAGTACTGGTGGCAAATCCGCGAAGCGCTGGACCCGGCCGCGAACAACGGCATTGCACTGCCGCCTGACCAGCGACTCCTGGCCGACCTCTGCGCACCGCGCTGGCGGCTGCAAGGCAAGACGATCTACGTGGAGAGCCGCGACGAGATCATCAAACGCATTGGGCGCAGCCCCGACTACGCGAGCGCGGTCATCCTGGCCCTGATCGACACCCCGCGAGTCGAGGACCTGCCGGGTGCCTCTACCCGCGCACCGGCCTCGTACGATCCGTACCAATCGCTTATCCGCTAGGACTTTCCATGTGCTTCGTTGCCGCTATCCCGCTCGCCGCTGCCGCGCTGTCAGCGGGTGCCAGCATCTATTCGGCCAGCCAGCAGAAGAAGGCCGCTGGCGGCGCCAGCACCCAGGAGTCCACGCCAGCCCCCGGCACGCAACAAGCCAAGGCGCCCGACCAGACCCTGCTCAACAGCGCGGCTGGCGTGGGTGATAACGCGACCTCGGGCAGCGCGGCCAACACGCTGCTGACCGGTGCCGCGGGCGTGGACCCGAACAACCTGCAACTGGGCAAGAACTCCCTTGGTGGCTCGGTGTTGGGCGCGAATAGCCTACTGGGTGCCTGACGATGGCGGCACCCAAGGCCAACGCGCCGGTTATCCCGAACCTACGCAAGCGCTGGACCGCGCTCGACACCGAGTGGACCAGCTGGCGCGACGTCTATGCGCAGCTCTCCGACTTCGTCCTGCCGTTCGCCGGCCGGTTCTCGGAGACCGATCGCAACCTCGGCAACCGTCGCTACGGCAACATCTTCGATTCGACCACCACGCGTGCGCTGCTCGTGCTGGGTGCTGGCCTCATGTCCGGCATGTCAAGCCCGGCCAGGCCGTGGTTCCGGCTGGGCACTGCCGATCCAGAGCTGTCGAACTACCAGCCGGTAAAGCTGTGGCTGAACGACGTGCAGCGTCGCATGCTGGACCTGTTCCAGCGCACCAACGTCTACCAGTTCCTGCATAGTTCGTACCTCGAGCTTGGGCTTTATGGCACCAGTGCCACGTTCCTCGCGGACGACTTCGAGAGCGTGCTGTACGGCTATCCGCTGACCTGCGGCGAATACCGGATCTCGGCCAACTATCGCGGCGAGGTGGACACGCTGGGTCGCAAGTTCCAGAAAACCGTCTCGCAGGTGGTGCGCGAATTCGGCCTGGCCAACGTGAGCCAGGGCACCAAAAGCATGTATGACGCAGGCAACCTCGATTCGTGGGTGACGCTTTACCATCTCATCGAGCCGCGCGCTGACCGCGATCAAAGCCGCCGCGGCGACGCGCTCAACATGCCGTTCTCGTCCAAGTACTGGGAGGACGGCGCCAAGAACGAGGACACGTTCCTGCGCGAGTCGGGGTTCGAGGAGTTTCCTGCGATCTGCCCGCGCTGGCAGCTGTTCGGCAGCGATATCTATGGCAACTCGCCGGGCATGGTGGCGCTGGGCGACGTCAAGCAGCTGCAGCACGAACAGCTTCGCAAGGCCGAGGCCATCGATTACCAGACCAAGCCGCCGCTGCAGGTGCCGACCGCGCTCAAGAACCGCGAGACGAACATGCTGCCCGGTGGGGTGACGTACTACGACAGCCCGAACCAGCAGGCGTCGATCCGCTCGATGTGGGACGTCAACCTGAACCTCTCGTACCTGAACGCGGATATTGCCGACGTGCGCGAGCGCATCAACGCGTGCTTCTTCGTCGATCTGTTCCTCATGCTGCAGGGGCAGGACCGCACACAGATGACCGCCACCGAAGTGGCCGAACGGCAAGAGGAAAAGCTGCTGATGCTCGGGCCCACGCTCGAGCGGTTGCACGACGAGGCGTTGAATCCGCTGGTCGAGCGCGCGTTTGCTCGCATGCTGACACTGGGCCTGCTGCCGCCACCACCAGAGGAAATGCAGGGCCAGCAGCTCAACGTCGAGTTCATCTCGATGCTGGCGCAGGCGCAGCGCGCGGTGGGCGTCAACAGCACGGATCGATACCTCATGACACTGGGCACCATGGCCCAGATGAAGCCGGACGTGATGGACAAGCTCGACGCGGACAGCGCGGCCGACATCATCGCCGACCAGCTGGGCGTCGACCCTCGCATGCTCGTAGCCAACGACAAGGTAGCGCTGATCCGTCAGCAGCGCGCGCAGGCCCAGCAGGCCGCCGCGCAGGCCGAGATGATGCAGCAGGCGGCCGGTGCGGCCAAGGATCTGGGCTCGATCGATACCGCCCAGCCGAACGGCCTATCGGACCTCATGAACCTGACCAGCGGCTACACGCTGCCGCAGTCCTACCAGTAGGAGCGCGACATGCAACTCGTATCCATGCAGCTGACCGAGGCCGAAGCCAAGGAGGAGAGCGGCATCGCACCGGCCACTTCCGAGTCTGACCTGCCGCGCTACCCGTACGGCCTGTGCCTGGATCTCGACGACGAGGCGCTACAGAAGCTGGGCATCACGGACATGCCGGCCGTCGGCAGCACCATGCAGCTAGTCGCTCGCGTGCGCGTGACCCGCATTTCGCAGTACGAGAACCAGGAGGGCAAGGACGCCTGTCTCGGCCTGCAGATCACGGACATGGGGCTCGATTCGGACGCGGCGCCAGCCGCTCGCTCCGACGCACAAATCGCCTCCTCGCTCTACCGCTAGGGGTGCCCTTACCTCGACACGCGGCCCGTATTCTCCGGACACATGAGCGGATACGACCCCACTGACATTCGGGCGCAAGAGCGCGCCAAGCTCGACCAGGCCCGCAAGGCCGAGCACGAGCACCGCGTGTTGATGGACGACGTAAGCCGTTTGATGAGTCGCAAAGAAGGGCGCCGCATTGTGCGCCATCTCCTCGGCGCAGCTGGCACCTACCAATCGTGCTTCAGCACCAATGCCCTGCAGATGGCCCATAGCGAAGGCAAGCGAGAAATGGGTCAGTACCTTCTGGCCCTGATCCAGCAAGCCTGCCCCGAGCGATACCTCGAAATGCTCTCGGAGCACATGAAAGATGAGCGAAGCAGCGACCGGCCAAACGCAAACTGATTCCGGCGTGACGCAGACGGATGGAGCACCAGCCGCCCCGGCGGATGGCACAACGCCCGTCGAACCACAGCAACAGCAGCAACCGCAGCAACAGCAGCAACAGCAGCAAGGGACCGAGCAGCCGGGCGAGGAAGGCGAAGCCACGGAAGCCAGCAAGGCCGGCGACAAGCCGGGTGAGCAGGGCACCAAGGACGACGCCAAGCCGACACCTAAGGCCCCCGAGCAGTACGAGGAGTTCACCGCGCCCGAGGGCGTGGCCCTGGACCCCGCACTGTCCGGCGACCTGAAAGCACTGGCCAAGGATCTGGACCTGACGCAAGAGCAAGCGCAGAAGGTTGCCGATCTGGGCGCGCGCCTGGTGACCAAGCAGACGGAAGCGTTGACCGCTGCGGCCACCGAATGGGTAGCGCACGCCAAGGCCGACACCCAATCCGGTGGCGACGCCTTCGAGGAAAACCTCGGCGTGGCCAAGAAAGCGGTGGATGCGTTCGCGACGCCCGCGCTGAAAAAGCTGCTGGACGAAACCCGACTGGGCAGCCATCCGGAGGTGATCCGGTTCATGGTCCGGGCGGGCAAGGCAATCAGTGAAGACCGGTTCGTCGGCGGGCGCCCCGCATCTGGCGCGCGCTCGGTGGAGAGCCGGTTGTACGCGAACACGAAATCCAAATAAGGAGCCCGGCAATGGCTACTCTCCCGGCAAATGGCGGCGCTGTCACGCTGACCGACTTCGCCAAGTCGATCAATCCCGATGGCTCGACCGCTGCAGTCATCGAGCTGCTGAACCAGTCGAACGAAGTCCTGCAGGACATGGTGTGGAAGGAGGGCAACTTGCCCACCGGCCACCGTACCACTGTCCGCACTGGCCTGCCAACGCCGACGTGGCGCAAGCTGTATCAGGGCGTGCAACCGACCAAGTCGAAGCGCGCACAGGTGGACGATGCCTGCGGCATGCTTGAGGCTCGCAACGAGGTGGACGTCGACCTCGCGGACCTGAATGGCAACACCTCGTCCTTCCGCCTGTCTGAAGCGCAGGCCGAGATCGAGGGCATGAACCAGGCTCTGTGCCAGACGCTGTTCTACGGCGACGCCTCGGTGAACCCGGAACGCTTCATGGGGTTGTCGCCACGCTACTCGTCGAAGGCGGCCCTGAACGGCCAGAACATCATCGACGCGGGCGGAACGGGTGCGGATAACACCTCGGTATGGCTGGTGGTGTGGGGTGAAAACACCGTCACCGGCATCTACCCGAAGGGTTCCGAGGCCGGCCTGCAGCACCAGGACCTGGGCGAAATCGACGCCTTCGACCAGCAGACCCCGCCAGCGCGCTTCCGTGCGTATGCAGATCTGTGGAAGTGGAAGTGCGGCCTGACCGTTCGCGACTGGCGCTACGCCGTACGCATCGCCAACATCGACGTTTCGGACCTGATCGCGCAAACCGGCACGCAAGCGCCGACTGCCTCGACGGCCCTGATGAAGGTGATGATCGACGCGCTGAACCGCATCCCGCTCATGTCGATGGGCAATGCCGTGTTCTACGCCGCCCGCACGGTCAAGGGCCAGCTGGCCAAGGCCGCGCTCGACAAGTCGCAGAACGCCGTCACGATCGACATCGCCATCAATCAGTTTGGCCAAGTTGTACCGGGCTACCTGGGTAATGGCACCACGCGCTTCCTTAGCATCCCGGTACGCACTGTCGATCAGCTGCTGCTGACCGAATCCCGCGTGGTCTAAGGCAACGACATTCAAAGGAGTCATAGCCATGATCCTCGACACCCAAGAACAGTTCTCGTCGTTGCAATCGATCGTATCGGCGGCCGGCGACGTGGTTTCCCCTAACGTCTACGATACCGGCGCCGCTGCTGACGTGGGCATCGGCGAGGAAATGTATATCGTCGCCCGCCTGGGCGCGGCCGTTACCTCCGGTGGCGCTGCGACCGTGCAGGTGGTGCTGCAGACCGACGACAACGTCGGCTTTGCCACCCCGCAGGAATTTCCGCTGACCGGCGCGCTGGCTCTGGCCGCGCTGACCGCGAACACGGAAATTGCCAAGCAGCGCCTGCCCATTGGCCTCGAGCGGTATATCCGTGTGGTGTACCGCATCGGCACCGCGGCGACCACGGCTGGCACCGTCGACGCCTTCCTCGTGAAGGACGTCCAGGCCAACAAGCCGTATACCTCCGGCTTCAGCGTTCAATAAGGAGTAGCACATGCTGGTACGAGCACTCAAACAAGGTTACGCCGGCAAGGGCGGGCACCAGCTGCGTGAGCCGGGCGACGAGTTCGAAATGGAGGACGACGTCGCCAAGGTTTCGCTCGAGCGTGGCGATACCTGGTTCGAGCCGGTGAAGGACGAAAAGTCCAGCAAGCCGGCGGGCAAGGGTAAGGCCGACAACGACCTCGCCTGATCGGTCCTGCGGACTAGTGAACCTTACGGGAGCCCGCGTGGGCTCCCGTTTTCGTAGGTGCATCCATGGCATCCCAAGTCGATATCTGCAACCTCGCGCTGTCCCGGCTGGGCGATGCGGCCACCGTGGCGAGCATCGACCCACCCGAGGGTAGCCCGCAGGCCGGCCGGTGCAAGCAGTGGTACCCGGTCTGCCGCGATCTCGTGCTCGAGGCGCACCCTTGGTCGTTCGCCACGCGCCGCGTCGCGCTGGCCAACCTGCCGGCCGTGACGCCGTCATGGCAGTTTGCCTATGGCAAGCCGGCCGACTGTGTCAAGGCGTGGGCGGTGTTGCCGCCGGACGCGCTCGATGACTACAGCGTCGGGCTACCGCAGAGCTACGGCCCGTTCACGGGCGCGCCGGTGGACCGCATCATCGACATCGGGGCCGCGTACACGCCGCAAGACTTCGATGAAGAGACCGCAGCCGACGGCACGGCCCTCATCCTGACCAATCAGCAGAACGCCATCCTGCGGTACACATACCGGCAGGACGACCCGACGCGATACACCCCGTCCATGACCGACGCATTTGTCCTGCTGCTGGCGTCGTATCTGGCCGGTCCGATCATCAAGGGCGACGCAGGCACGGCAGTGGGCAAGGATCTGTACCGGCTGTATCTGACCGCGCTGGGGCTCGCCAAGGCGCAGGACTCTGTCACGCGGCAGATTCACCCCAAGCAGGTAGTGCCCTGGATGGCGAGGCGCTGATGCCGAATGTACGCACCCTTGACCGCTCGTTCTCGGGCGGCGAAATCAGCCCGGAGATGTTCGGGCGCGTGGACCTGGCCAAGTTCCAGACCGGCCTCGCCAAGTGCCTGAACTTCATCGTGCTTCCGCACGGGCCGGCCATGAATCGTTCCGGTACCGAATACGTGCGCGAGGTAAAAGACAGCTCGAAGCGTACGCGCCTGCTGCCGTTCTCGTTCAACACCGAACAGACGTTCGCCCTTGAATTCGGCCCCGCCTACGTGCGTTTCCATACTTTGGGCGCCACGCTCGAGAGCGCGCCTGGCACAGCCTACGAGGTGGCCACGCCGTACGCCGAGGCTCACCTGTTCGACATCCACTATGTGCAGTCGGCCGACGTGCTTACGCTGGTGCATCCGAAGTACGCGCCCAAGGAACTGCGCCGCCTGGGCGCCACCAACTGGACGCTGACCGATATCTCGTTCTCGCCGCAGGTCCAGCCGCCGACGGGTCTCGGCGCAGCGACAAGTGGGCCAGGTGGCGGCAACCCCCGCACCTACAGCTACGTGGTCACCGCCAGCAAGGTGGACGGCACCGTGGTCGACGAGTCGGTGGCGTCGAACAGCGCCACGGCCAGCATTGACCTGTCCGTGGCCGGCAACGTGGTCACGCTGAACTGGTCCGCGTCGCCATCCGGGCCTGACCGGTACGACGTCTACAAGGCCGAAAACGGCGTCTACGGTTTCATTGGCCGCGCCGCGGGGCTGTCGTTCGTCGACGACAACATCTCGGCGGACATGTCGGTCGCGCCGCCCAGCGGCCTGAACCCGTTCGTTGGCACCGGCAACTATCCCGGCGCGGTGTCCTACTACGAGCAGCGCCGCGCGTTCGCCGCGACCGAGAACCGCCCGCAGACGATCTGGATGACGCGCTCGGGCACGGAGACCAATCTGACGCAGTCGATCCCAACGCGCGACGACGATGCCGTGATCTTCCGCATTGCCGCGCGCGAGGTGAATTCGATCCGTCATCTGGTACCGCTGGCCACGCTGGTCGTCCACACCGCTAGCGCGGAATGGCGTATCCAGTCGACCGACAACGGCGCGCTGACGCCGAACACGATCTCGGCCAAGCCGCAGAGCTACACCGGCGCCAACAACGTGCAACCGGCCGTCGTGGGCAACAACATCCTGTTCGCGCGGGCGCGCGGTGGCAGGGTGTCCGAGTTCTCGTATGCGTATGACAACCAGGGCGGCTACCGGTACCAGGCCGCCGACCTGTCGCTGGTCGCGCCGCATCTGTTCCAGGGCCACACCATCCAGGACATGGCCATGGCCAAGGCGCCTTACCAGATCCTGTGGACGGTCTCCTCGAGCGGGGAACTCGTGGCCTGCACCTATGTGCCCGAGCAGCAGGTCGCGGGCTGGCACCACCACAACACCACCAACGGTGTGTTCGAATCGGTGTGCTCTATCGGCGAAGGCGACGAGGACGCCATCTATGTGATCGTGCGGCGCGATATCAACGGCCGGTCCGTGCGCTATGTCGAGCGGTTCCACACTCGTCTGTTCGAGGACCAGGCCGACGCGTATTTCGTCGATGCGGGTGCCTCCTATAGCGGGGAACCGATCAGCGTCATTTCGTCCGGTCTGAACCACCTCGAGGGCCAGACCGTGAGCATCCTTGCCGACGGCGGCGTCTTGCCGCAGCAGGTGGTCACCGGTGGCACGATCACGCTGGACAACCCGGCCAGCAAGATCCAGGTGGGGCTACCGATCCTCGCGCGGCTGCAAACTGTGCCCATGTCGTTCGAAACACAGGCCCTCGGGCAGGGCCGCGCGAAGAACGTGAACAAGGTTTTCCTGCGCCTGGTGGATTCGTCCGGCATCTGGGTGGGGCCGAGCTTCACGCCAAGCGAGATGGCTGAACTCAAGATCCGTACGGACGAGGTGTGGGGCACGCCGCCGCGCCTGCAAACCGGGGAACTCGAGCAGGTCCTGTACCCATCATGGAACCAGGACGGATCCGTTTGCATCGAGCAGCGCGACCCGCTCCCGGTGACGATCGCGGCGATGTCGATGGAGGTAGCCGTTGGTTCGTAGGGCACAAATCCACGTGAGGTGGCCGACGAGCGAGGACGGCCGCTGTCTCATCGACCACCTGCGCGAAGCGGATCGGCTCGAGCTTCAGGCGTCCATAGGCAGTGTCGATCCGTACATTGCCATGGATATCGTCCTCGCGCGTTGCAGCCACGCCTGGGCGGTGTTCGCCGACGACCGGTTGCTCATGATCGGGGGGCTTGTGCCCGCGGGCACGCTCCTCACGACCGACGAGGCCGAGCCTTGGATGCTCGGAACCACCGACCTCGAGCGCCTGCCGGGTGCCCTTACTCGCGTCGCGCTCCGTTACCTTGCCGTCATGAAGGGGCACTATCGCCGCCTGGCCAATCACGTCGACGCGCGCAACGTCAAAAGCATCCGGTGGTTGAAACGGCTGGGGTTCACGGTGCATGCGCAAACGGTGCCGTTTGGGCCGTACGGCATGCCATTCCACCCATTCGAGATGGATCAATAACATGTGCTTCGCGAGTATGGGCCCGCTGGTATCTGCCGGCGCCTCGATGCTGGGCGGCTCGGATGGTGCGGCCGCGGCAGCGTCTGGCGGCGGTGGCTACTCGTCCCTTATCCCGTCCGTGGTCAGCGCCATCGGTGGCGCGGCCACGAGTGGCGCAGCGGCGTCCGGCCGGCGCGCCGTGGCCAACTACAACGCCTCGATTGCCGAGAACAACGCGAGCCTGGCGCAGCTTCAGGCGCAGGACACGATCACGCGCGGCCGGGAATCCGAATCCGACCTCTACCGGCAAAGCGGCCAGCTGATGGGGCGCCAGCGCGCGAACGCTGCCGCCAACGGCATCTCGCTGAATGAAGGCTCGCCTGCGGCCATCGAGGCTTCGACGCGCTACATGCGCGACGTCGACCTCGCGACGCTGCGCAACAACGCGGCGCGATCGGCGTGGGGTTACAACGTCCAGGCGGACAACTACCGGTCGCAGGCCAACGCATACCGTGCCGCGGCGGACGCCTCGAGCCCCACGGCCTCTGTTGCCACATCGCTGCTGGGCAGTGCGTCGGGCGTATCGTCAAAGTGGTACGACCTGTACAAGAACGCTGGTAACGGTAGCTCGAGCAGCGCCGACGTCATGCCGTCCGGCAGTTCGGTGTTCAGCTCGTCGGGCTTTTTCGGAGGCTGACCATGGCACGAGTTCCAGGGTACGACGCCCCGCAAGTCGCCCGGCAGGGCCTGCCCGACGCGCGTCAGCAAGCCGCACCGGTCGGGCTGGCCGTCGATGCAGCCAACAACCAAGCCGCCGCCATGAACCGCGCCGGCGAACAGATGGCCGACACCACGTTCAATATCGGCCTGGACATGCAGAAGCAGGCCAACGCGCTGCGCGTCGACGACGCGTTGAATCAGGCGCGCGAGGCCGTCATGGACCTGAGCTACGGCAAGGACACCGGATACACGAACCTGAAGGGGCGCGATGCGCTCGAGCGCGCCAGCGGCCAGCCGCTGGCGGACGAATATGGCGGCTCCTTGAATCAGCGTTTCGGCGCCATCGAACAGGCGCTGGGCAATGACGCCCAACGCCTCGCGTTCCGCCAGCGCGCCAACGACATGTCGGCGCAGTTCCGTGCCAGCGTCATGCAGCACGAGAATCAGGAATTCAAGAACTATGCGCTGTCGACGGGCGAGGGGATCATCTCCACGCGCCAGCGTGAGATCGGGCTCAATTACGACAACCCGGCCATGGTGGCCGATGCCGTGACTTCGATCCGCGCGCAGGCGTACAACATCGCTCGGCTAACCGGGAAATCGGCCGAGTGGGCAGAAATGCAGGCACGCCAGCAGGCCAGCAATGCGCACCTGGTTGCCATCGACGCCGCGCTACAGAACAACAATCCGCGCTTCGCCGACGCGTATCTCAAGAGCAACGCCAAGGACATGGATGCGAACGACATCCTGCGCGCCAATGGCCTGATTACCAAGCAGCTCGATGTCCAGATCGGCAACGCCGCTGGCCGCGACGTCATGGCGCGTGCGCTGCCGGCGCTGGTGCCCAGCGACGCCGGGCGGCTGGGCAACCTGGTGGTGCAGTCGGGCACGCCTGAGGCGGCGGGGCTGGCCGAGTTCGTCAAGCAGCAGGAGAGCCGCGGCAAGCGCTACGGCGTCGACGGGCTACTGCTCACGTCACCCAAGGGCGCCAAGGGCGAGATGCAGGTGCTCGACAGCACCAACGGAAATCCGGGTTTCGGTGTGCGCCCGGCGGCCGACAACAGCCCGGACGAGCGCGCGCGCGTGGGCCGCGACTACCTCGATGCCATGCTGAAGCGCTACCAGGGCAACGTGCCGCAGGCGCTGGCCGCGTACAACGCCGGTCCGGGTAACGTCGATGCTGCGATCCGCGAAGCCAACAAGAACAACACGCCGGGGCAGTGGATGAACTATCTGCCGAAGCCGAGCGAGACGATTCCCTACGTGCAGGGGATCATGAAATCGTACGGCGCGGGTGGCGGGGCACCGGCCAAGCCTACCGAGTTCGAGTTGCACCGGCAGGTCGATGCAATGATCGATCCGGCGACGCGGCCCGAGCAGAATAAGGCCGCGCGCCAGGTGGTGTCGCAACAGCTGGCAGACCTGAATAAGGCCACCAAGCAGCGCGAAGATGAAACCATCGCCAACGTGCAGTCGGCGCTGATCGCCAACGGCGGCCGGTTCACGGATCTGCCGCTAAATCTGCGCTCGTCGCTGCCGCCTGGCCAGTACGACAACATGCTGGCATTTGCCGACAAGGTGGCCAAGGGCCAGCCCATCGAAACGGACTGGCAACTGTACTACTCGCTCAAAACCGACCCGCACGTGCTGGGCGCCGCCAATCTCATGGCGTTCCGCAACCGGCTGGGTGAGTCGGAATTCAAGCAACTGACGAACGAGCAGCAGGATCTGCGCCAGGGCAAGACCGACGCGATGACCAACCTGCGCACCGGCAAAGACTACCTGAACCAGTACATGCGCGAGGCCGGCATCGACCCGACGCCCAAGGACGACGACGCCAAGGGCGCCGCTGTGGTGGGCCGGATCTGGAACGCCTATGAGCAGCGCATCCGCGCGCAGGAATCCAACCTCGGCCGCAAGCTCAAGCCCGAGGAACTGAAGCACGAGGCGGCGGCACTGTTCTCGGCCGTCGAGGTGAATCGCCCGTTCTGGTTCGACAAGAGCATGCCAGCCGCCGGCGTCGCGCCGGACCAGGTCATCACCGTGCCCGCCACCGACCGCGAACAGATTACGCAGGCCCTGCGCGCCGCCGGCAAGCCGGTGACGGACCAGGCCATCCAAGATGTTTACC